TCAGCGGCCCAGACAACGATCCGGTTTAATCTGTCGGCCGCCCAGCCGCAAGCGGTGACTATCTCGGCCGGCATTCGCGGCACGACGGCAAACGGGATCGTGTTTCAGGTATCAAATCCGGTGACGATCCCGATTGGAGCGCTGTACGGGGAGGCACCGGCAGAATGCATTATAGTCGGCACCAGCGGCAATGGTTATGTTCTGGGGCAGATTAACCAACTTGTTGACCCCCTGCCATGGGTGCAATCGATAACTAATACGACCGAGAGCGAAGGCGGCGCCGACGAAGAAAAAGACAACCCTTACCGAGAGCGGATTCGCATGGCGCCGGAGTCGTATTCTGTGGCTGGTCCGGAAGGAGCGTATCGCTTTTGGGCCATGTCGGCGTCGCAGACCATTGCGGATGTGTCAGTACGCACTCCAGCGCCCGCTGAGGTTGAATTGCGGCCGTTGCTGGAAGGTGGAGAAATGCCAGGGCCGGAAATCTTGGATACTGTTGCGGATATCGTAACCGACAAAACAATCCGGCCACTAACGGATCATGTATCAGTCTTGATTCCAGAAACAATAAATTATGATATCAGTATGACATATTACATCCACAAGGATGACGCCACACGCAGCCTAGCCATACAACAGGCAGTTAATCAGGCAGTATCTGATTATGTTTTGTGGCAAAAATCAAAGCTTAGTCGGGATGTCAATCCATCGGAGTTAATTTGGCGGGTACGGGCAGCCGGTGCTTCGCGGGTGGAGGTTTCCCTGCCGGTATTTATGCAGATAGAAAAATACCAGGTGGCCATTGCCGAAAATATAAATGCGATTTTCGGAGGGCTGGAAGATGGCTGATATCTCAGGTATCAACCTGATTGATCTGGTACCGTCTAGTATCCGGAACGATCCGCAGGTGCAGGCTGCAACTGCAGCGATTAATACTGAATTGCAAAAGGTGACCGCGGCAATTCCTATGGTACTGCTAATGTCCCGCATTGATGAACTAGCCGAGGACGTGATTGACCTTTTAGCTTGGCAGTTCCATGTAGATTTTTATGAGCCGGGAATAACCTTAACGCAAAAACGAAAATTGGTTAAAACAGCAATTAATGAGCATCGGCGCAAGGGGACACCTTACGCCGTAGAGCAGGTAGTCAAGGCTATCCTGGACGAAGGTATCGTCCAGGAATGGTGGGAATACGGTGGCGAACCGTACTATTTCCGGGTGGTAAAAATAAACGGCCAGATGCCGGATGCGGCCATCTATGCCAGGCTGAAAAAAGCTATCGACACGGTAAAAAATACCCGGTCTTGGCTGGGGGGTGTGGCGCTATACAGGGAAATGTCCGGTAAGATTTATGTTGGCGGCGTGGTCAGCAGTATGCGGACAGTGGAGATTATGCCAGCGGCGTTCAGAGGACCGAATATGTCCGGTAAGATTTATGTTGGTGGCGTGATTTATATATTGAAAGGAGTTGAAATACAGCATGCCTAATTGGAGCGGAACTGTGCTAACCACAAAGGGCCTGGCGTTACAGGCCAAGGTCGAAGCCGGCACGGCCATGAATATTACCAAACTAAAAATCGGTGACGGTGTATTGGGGACCGGCCAGACAGTCAGTGCCTTAAATGATCTGGTGAGTCCGCAGAAAATAATAGAAATTTCAGCGCTGACACCTTTGGCGAATGGAACTTGCAAAATACACGGGGTAGTCACAAACGCTGGCATCGAAACAGGGTTTTACGTTCGGGAGCTGGGCGTGTTTGCGCAGGACCCGGATGTTGGAGAAATACTTTATGCATATACGGCAGACGGCGCACCTGATTTCCTGCCTGCAGCCGGTGGATCTGTGGCGGTATCAGAGGAATTAGTCGTTAATCTGGCTTTCTCCAATGCGGCCAGTATAACGGCCAGTATTGCCATGGATGGGTTGGTGACGGTTGCGGTTATGCAGAATGCTGTGAATGTGCACAATGACGACCCCAACGCACACTCTCTGCCTGATCTATATCTACCCCTGATCGGCGGTAGCATGACCGGCCCGTTGGTGCTGGCAGCTAATCCGGCCGAGGCTATGGAGGCGGCGACGAAGCAATACGCTGACGAAAACGGCGGCATTAATCTCAGGCGAAATACTCACACCTATGCTATTGGGGATATTTGCTATTCGAAGACTGCAGCCAGTTATAAGTATATGGAATGCACCACTGCAGGCATTACAGCGGCTGCAGAGCCGGTATGGCCAGCAGTAGGGCAAACAGTCACAGACGGCACCGTAACCTGGCTGGTACGAGATATACGCGCAGGTGAGCAAGTCGGCAGTATCAAAGCGTGGCTTGCAAACGCTGCTCCTCCCGGCTGGCTGGCACTGGACACTGGTGCAGAGGTTAGCCGCGCAACATACCCCCAACTATGGACTTGGATACAGGCATATGCCCCACTGATAACAGAGGCCGAATGGCAGGCACAAGCAGCGGTGCAGAGCAGCGTAGGGTATTACTCTAGCGGAGATGGCAGTACCACGTTTAGGTTGCCGAGGTTGGTGGACTTTGTACGTGGTAGTGATGGGGTTAGGTTGCCGGGTGAGTTTCAACTGTGCGACATACAAAGTCACGAGCATCCGATTGCATCTCCAACCGGTCGAAACAACAACACTGGCGGGACTGGTGCATTCGTCGGCACTGACTCAGCGTTTATGTCTGGCGCTACCGGTGGTACAGAAACCCGTCCTAAGTCAATTTCAATGCTCTACTGTGTCAAAGCCTTTGATGCGGCGACGAATCCGGGGCTTGTGAATATTACGGCGTTGTCGGGGGAGATGTCCGGAAAAGTCAACCTCACTGACTTTACGTCGTGGGGCGATGATGTGAACGGTGGATGCAAATACCCTGACGGGCGAATTGAGCAATGGGGAACCATTGCTAGTGTTTCTAGTTCAGGGACAGCAGTTGTGTTTCCTGTGGTATTTCCAAATGTTTGCCGTCATGTTTATAGCTCTTGCGCCGATGCAGCAGGAAATGCTGCTGCATCTAACGTTTACGGCAAAACAGTAACCGGATTCACAGCAGACGCGAGTATAGGCGGATATCAGGCTAGTTATTTTGCTATAGGACGTTAGGGGGCAAGCGCGATGAATTATTTAGCACATTACGCCGAAGACGGCAGAATCAAAGGTTTTTATGTTGCTGGCATGCACAGGGATATACCAATACCGACGATGGGAATCACGGCTGATCAGCATGCAGATTATTTTTCGCGGGGGCAAAATCACAGGGTGGTTAATGGGTCTTGGACGTATGTGGATCATCCGATAGAGCCGGAACCGCAAATAATAACGCCAGAAATTGACCAGGACACAGCAGACATGTGGGAAGCCATTTTAACCTTATCGGCAGAACTCGAAACGTTGAAAGGAGGGCAATAACGTGCTAATTAGCTGGAAAATCACCGCTTATGCTTATTTGGTCAAGGCTGGCCGGAAGGTACTGGAAGTCGATGTGCCGGAAGAATATCGGGCTGCAGTCGCCGAACGACTGATTGCAGAGTAAGCACCCTGGGCGCTATTTTTATTGGGGGTGGGAATATGACAACAGAAGAACGTAATACAATCCAGAACCAAATCGCAGAAACGGAAAAGAATTTGGCCGTCCTCAGGCAAAAGCTTGAAGGGCGGCCAACGCATGTGCAGGTACCGTTATCGGTATTTCACTTAGACCGGTATCCCGATTTAGAGAATGCCGATGATTTAACTGTTCAAAAGACAGTTAGGTGGCTTGAAACAGAGGTAGTCAGCAATTTGCTTATTTCTGTTCAGTGCTGAGACTTGTTAACAATTCGTACATCGTTGAGAATTTTTTCGCTGTTTGACGTGCCTGGAAGCGCGAATGGGTGTCTTTTGACTGTTCCCTTAGTACTAGATGCCAATTCTCGCCATCAAAGCTATTAATTCTGATCAAGGTCCGCTCGTTACTTTCTCTGATGCGACTAATTTCTTGCTTTAACTTTTCACCAGGGTCATTAGGTACGCTATAAGCAGAAGATGTTATGCCGCTTTTATCGGAAGAAAAAATCACATCGTATTTCTCCTTGCCGATAATTAAATCAAAGACAAAAGTATATCCGATATACCCTTCGTCTGGCTGGGACGTGAGGCTGGCCTTTATGCTCCCATACGATGCCGTTGCATTTCGATGGTCTTTTTGCACCTGAAAACCTTTGCTTTTGAAAAAGCGTTCAAAATCGTTAAGAGAAAGATCAACTAATCGCTTTACCGTACCTTCGATTTTGGCATTAAGCTGAGAGCCTAGTTCTGTACTGATCTTCTTCAAGTCTTCTATTTCTTTCATTAGTTCTAAATTCATCGAAGTATCACCTCCTCTTGAGGCGATACTTCGACAAAAACCAAGATTTTCCTTTGTTACTGTAATCTTTATTGGGGGTGGGGCGGTGAGTGACGATGTAATCGGCAGGCTGTTTGACAAGCTCGATCTGGCCAATGAACGGTTAGCTAGGGTAGAAAC